CCGTAGCTCGGATTTTGCAGGCGGTTCATAATGACAGAGCCGACGCCCATCATGCCGACTGGGCCTTGGTTTCCGGCCTCCGCCATGATGGTTCTTGCAAGTAATTCTCTGTCGGTCAGGTTCATTGTATTACCTTAAAACGGCATTGGCATTCCCAGGTATTTCAGCGCGCCGAGCGTGCCGAGGATGCCTGGGTTGTTTTGTTTTGTAGTTGTGTTTGCAGAGTTTTGATTTGCGACACCCAGCGCCGCCAACGGTGCGTTGAGGCTGTCCTGCGGGCTGCTTGCGTAGCGTGCGAAATCTCCGCGTGCGGCGTCGATGAGCTGTTGCTGCAAGCCTTGCTGCATCAGACCCTGCGCCATCATATCCTGGTTGATCGCTCTGCCAGTGTTGAACGCCTGACCCGCCATGGAGCCGAGCTGCGACGCCGCGCCCAATCGAGCCGACCTGTCGTTCATCGCTTGCGTCATCGCGGTGTTGTAGCCTTGCATGCGCATCGGTGCGATCGCGTTCGCCGCCATGCGTCCGTACTCGGCGTTGGTCACGCCCTCCGCGACGCCCTGACGGGATCCGCCAAACGCATTCGCTCGCTCAGCCTGTGCGCCCATTGTGTTCATCGCCATTTGACGCTGACGCTCGATGTCAGCCTGCGTGCGGTCGATGACCTCTTGCTGGTAGGGGTTCATGTACGCCCCGACGTTCAGTGGCGCAGCGACCGCCGCCTGGGTGGCGCCCATTGCGTTCTGCAAACCCATCGACGCCGCCGTGTTGACGTTGAACGGTTGATACGCGTTTTGCTGATTTTGTACTGGGACGACAGCTCCGCCGCCTTTGGATCCTTGGCCTGCCATGTTATGCGTCCTTCCTAATTAACCCGACCGCAAAGAATTGCGCCGTGCGTAGTGTGAATGTCAGCGCCCCGCGCAGCGTGCGTCGCTTGCCGGATGCGAAATCTATGTACCGACGGAACTCGGCGTAATGCTCGCGCGCCTTGCCTTGCTCAATCTTTTTGCGGCCCAGGTAACGATACCCGCGGCGCACGGCCTCACCCCACCAGCGATCATGCAGCTTGTGCATGCACCACACGACGGCCTCGCGCTTCATGTTGGGTGTAAAGCCACCGGAGGCCACGGCGTGCGTAGCAATCACGCAATCGTCATCGGAGCCGCTGTCGCTTGACCCGCCGCCGTCATCAGATCCGCCGCTGTCGTTATCGTAGGTCAACACTCCGTCGACGTATGACGTGCCGTCGTTGGGCGTTGTTAGGTTTGCCATTGTTTGCGCAAAACTGTTCGACCCGCTGTCGTTGTTGCCGACTACGCCTGGGGGCGGGGTGTCTGTGTCGTAACCCGCCGCTGCCGCCAACCCCGGATCAACCTGGCCAACGTCATAGCCAACGGAAACAGTTGAGCCGTATTGATTTGTAGCTGTTGGTGTATTGTCATCGTCGCTGGTGTCATAAACGGTGTAATCCGTGCCCTGCGTTGATGAACCCAGTTCAAAGTCTGACGATGAGTAGATAGGATTATCGGGGTCCGTGTAGAAGCCCGGGTCAATACCGTACTCGTCTTCCATGATCTGTAGGTTTGTATCACTAGGATCTAGCGTCCCGACAATCTGATTATTACTCGCCACATATGCGTCGGTGTAATCAATGTCTGGATTGTAAAGCTGATTGTCCTGGTAGAAGTTGCCCGTGCTTTGGTCATCAGGAACGGTCGATATTACGTTTGCACCGCCACCGCCATCATTACCACCACCACCACCGCCGTCAGATCCGCCGCCAGTATTCGTATTAGTCGACGTATTTGTGTAGGTTGTGTAATCAACCGGGTTGCCCACGTTATACCCGGCAGCGCCAGTGAACGGGTCAATGAAAAAGCTGTCGATGTAATCTTTTTGACCTGGGCGCGCCGCCGCAAACTCATCCATGATGTTGTTATACAGTGGCATGGCGCTGTACGCCGATACGCCGTTTGCGTAGGTCGTTGGGGCGTCCATGCCGCCATATATCGCTGCATCCCCGGTGGGTGCGTTCAAACCAAACGACATCGCCTGGTCCGCGGTATTTGTGAATGCCGACGTCTGCATTGGCGTGAATGCCGCGGCGGTAGGGCCGAACGACAGCGGGACGGATCCCAGCGCGCTGATCTTGTCGGCCCGCGTCAGGTTCTTCTTTGCCGCGTCCTCGATGTACGCCGGGATCTCTACTGTGGTTGATGATCCGCCTTTACCCATTTTATATCTCCTTCACGTAGGATGAATGCAGAGGCTCCCATCCGTGCGCGGCTAGTGGTTTTTTCCATCCGAAACGGCCAGTCATGTTGAGCGCTTCGCAGCCTTGCTCTTTCGCCCAATTTATCACGTCGTCGTGCATGCTTAAAATTTCGGTGAGATCGCCCCCGCCAAGAAAGATGTTCAGCACCTTCTTTTTCGGGTAAGCGATGATTTCAGTGACGAGGCAACTTTTCTCTGCGGGCCACAATTGCATGGTCCCTTTGTACAGCCCCTCGTAAATGTCGATGATGTCGTGCGTGCCCCCGGTGTACTTCAGGGCGGCTTCTATGTGCGGACGGCAGCGCTCGAATTCTGGATGCATCACCACGCACCCCCAGTGAGCGCCACGCGCTTCCATATGTTAGCCGTCCCGTCATACGCCGCGGTGCAGACGTAGATGTAGTTGGCGTCCCAGCTCACCATCCCGGCAATGTCGCCGGACGCGCCCACGCTCGATGCCGGGGCGGATTGCTTGACGACGACCTCATTGAACGCCCCAGACTGCGAAATCACTGGCCGGGCTGTTGCCCTGTCAAACATGATAACACCGTCCTCAGAGGCACTCTCATCGCCTGTCTGTTGCACCAGGGTCGCCTGGGTCGTGTTCAAAAATACATTCAGCCTGCGCGCCCAGGTTCTCCAGTCGTTTCCGTATGGCTCGGGCGCTGTGTACTGAGCTGTCATCGGCGACCCCCGGGTATTGCGTCAACGCGGTTGATGCCCACGCGCCAGTCGGCCAGGGTTTGACCCTCCACGCGCATCCGAACCTGACGCCCGGTGAACCTGACGCTGGTGGGATTGCTGAGAGAGTAGGGGCCGTATGACCGCTCCGTGCCGTTGGGGTAAAACCTGGTTTTGAACGTGGCGTTCACGTCGCCTTGGTTTTTCTCGTCCGGGATCAGCTCAACGACGCTAACGACGCTGTCGCCGCTGCCGATGCGGAACGGCCCAGTCTCGGCGAACGGCGTCAAGGATCCGTAATCGAAACCGACCTCGTGTTCGTAAATGTGGTTGTCGTCGGCGCTCGCAAACATTGGCTGGCGGAACGCGCCACGGTCAGCCCCCGCGGTGCGGGACAGTTCGCCGATCATCCACGTCCCTTCAGAGTAGTTATAGACGACGTAGCGATCATTTTCGAGCGAGCTGGATGACGGGTAAAACCACCAGATTTCGTTGTAGAGGCTGTTGGACACGCCGAACACTTTTGAGATTTGCGCCCGGTTGATGTCATTGAAAACGTAATCCGAAACCTCGCTGTTCAACTCAGTCACCGAGCTGCCGTTGTAAATGAAAAACGAATTCACGCCCATCCACACGGCGCCCTCATCGACGACAACGCAGGACAGCGCCGAGGCGACCCCGCAGGACGTGCCAATTCTTGATATGCCATAGACGTAGGGTGGCCCCTGATAGACCGCCGAATGGGCGTCTCTGGTCGTTAGGATCAACGTCTGGCCGCGCACGTTCACGCCCTGCATGATTTTTCCGGAGGTGTTCAGCTCCAGGTCGCCAGCCTCGTTTGTCGCGGCCGCAGTCCAGGTCGTGTTGTCTTCACGGTCGCACCACTGAACCTTGCGTGGGTTGCCGCCAGCGCCAAGCGCAAACACAAAGCGTTCCTCGGTGACGACGATTGCCTGGTTGTCGACCGGGGCGTTTGAGAGTTGAGCCGCGGGCGTCCCGGTGTTGAGCTGCCATTCGTAGATTTTGCCGTCGTCTGAGTTGCAGGCCAGCAAGTATTCGCCCCAGGTTTGCAAGTGCCAAACGGTGGCGGGCTGGATGTTTGTTGTGTCTGGTCGTTGTATGCCGTAGGCGAGCGTGCCGTAAAAACCGGATCCGTATGCCGTAAAAGCGGTGGCGTCCTCACGCCCGGCAGTGATGCCCGCGGGGGTGATGTCGTATTGCGTGCCGCCGGAGGTGTACGCGTAGAGCTTATTGTAAGACCCCGCGGCCATGTATCG